AGGAGCAGATGACTTTTATCATGGTCTTGTAAAGGCGGCTCCCCATAATGGCTGGACGCTTGCTTTTTATCCTTGGCATGGTGAGAAGAAATACAGCAGCCACCCAAGATTTGGAAGCGGTGGTATTCCTCCTCTTACAGAAGAAGAAGCGGCTGTGAGGAAGTCCTTAGGATTAAACCTTTCTCAGCTTTACTGGCGTCGTCAGCAAATCTCATCAATGGGATGGGAGAAATTCCACAGAGAATATCCTGCCACAATTGAAGAAGCTTTTTATTCAAAAGGAATCTCTTGGCTCTCTGCAGAAACCTATGGGAATTTTGTTCCTCTTGATATGGGACGAGGTCCTGCCTGGACATATGAAGACCCTATTGAAGGTGAACGATATGCAATGGGCGTTGATGTTGCAAATGGAACCGGCGGAGATGCAAGCACTATCACCATTGTTTCAGTAACAACCGGACAACCTGTATTCCATTGGTCAGATAACAAAACACCTCCATTTAAATTTGCTGAGGTTGTTTATGAAATCTGGCAAGAATGGGAAGAACCTGAACTTCTAGTTGAGAGCAATGGTGTTGGTGCTGTTCTTATTGGACAACTAGAAAGTTGGGGCGTTCGTCTTTGGAAAGACCCACGAGGAAAAGATTGGAGAACAGACAAAACAAGTAAGATTCGTCTTTATGAACGACTTCGAGAAAAGCTCGAGGGCGGCATCTACACAGAACTTCATAAAGATCTTGTAGAAGAAATTAAGAACCTTATTCCAAATAAGTGGGGAAGTTGTGCTGCAAGGAAAGGTCATCATGATGACCTTGTCACAAGCTTTGCTCTTGCTCTTGAAGCCAGAGATGCTGTTCCTCAAATGGCAGACTTTCAAACAAAAAGAAATTTAATTGATGAATGGAAAAGAAAAGCCCGAGCGAACAAAATACTTAATAACAAGTTACCATTCAGACCAGCAAGTTACGGAAACCGTGGCAGCATTGGAAGATATAAATAACACAGGAGCCGATTAATGGCAAAAATTTCTGTTACCAAAGAGAACATTAAACAAATTGTCACAGCCCATGATAAATACTGGGACGATGAGAAGCATGCTCTCTACAAGTACAAAAGAGCTTATGAGACACGCTTTTGGGATGATGAACTGAATGATCGTTCTCAGATCACGATTGAGACTGCTGATGCTTTTGGCTACATCGAATCTTTCGTTAACAGTCTTTTTACACGTAACCCTGGTGTAATCGTAAAGAAAGGAATCAGAGGAACTGGTGAGCCAAAAAAAGCTGCTGCTCTTGCAAACAACTTCCTTCTTAGTCAGCGAGAAGTAATTGAAGATGCAGCTCGTCTTGCTCTAATATACCCAATGAGCTTCCTAAAGCTTTCTCCAAGAGAATCATCAGACCCGCTACGTAGAATTACTGCTGTTGCTGTTCCTCCTTGGGAAATTATTCTTGATAGACAAGCTCGTCGTTGGGATGAACAGAAGTATATGGGACATGTTTATATGTGTTCTCTTGCAGATGCTAGAGAGAAGTTTGGTGCAAAGCAATTTGAATCTCTAGAGCTTGAAGAATACTTTGATCAGAAAGAACACAGAGATGTTGATGATCGTCCAACTGGCGATGATCTTTTCAGATACATTAAGCTCTACGAAATCTACGACCTTTTGAATGGAAAGCTTTACTTTTGGTCTCCACAATACAAAAGCGGTGAAGCTTGGATTGAAGATGGTCCTGCCCCGTTCTTCACAGCAAATGGCGAAACAATCGTAAATATTGTTCCTATGTACTTTAACCGAATTCCTGACAAACCACTTGATGGTTACAGTGCCATGGCACGAATCTACGACCAGGTTTTCGAGACTAACTGCATTCGCTCCTTTCAGGCAAACGCTGTCCGAAAAGCAAGCAGACAATATTTAGTAAAGAAAGGAGCACTTGATGAAGAACAGATGGCACAAATTACAAGCGGCATTGACGGTGTCTTCATTGAAGTTGATGATGATAGTTTGGCTGGTCTCATTAGTCCTATCCCACAAAACCCGATGCCTGCTGAATTACAGTCCTACTATCAAATGGTTCAGGCAGATAAGGACAAAGGCTCTATGTTTGCTCCATTCACACGTGGAGAAAGTACTAGAGCGTCAGCCACAGAAATCGTAGCTCTTGCAGCTTATACTTCTTCAGAAGTTGGTAGAATGGCTCGTGAACGAGACAAGGCAATTGAATACATTGCTCGAGCTTATCTTGGAATGATTGGCCTTTATCTTGAAGACAACAAGCCTGAAGGTGTTATTATTGATGGTGAAATTCTTTTCATTAGATCATCAGATCTTAACGACGACTTCGTTATCTATGCTCTTGATCAAGCAAGCACACCTATTTCAGAATCTGTAAGGAAGAGAGAATTCTTGCAATCAGTCCCGCTACTACAATCTCTTGGCGTTCCTAACAAAGAAATTCTTGCAGAAACAATCAGAGCACTTGGCTTGCCTGATACACTGCTTCAAACAGTTGCTCCTGGTGGACAGCCTGGCGTTGTTGGAGCTGCTGAAGGCCAAGGAATCCAAGTTGCTGCTGATGCTAGAGAAGCTGCATCTCCAGCTAATCTTGCACAAACTGCTGGTCTTGGAAGGGGCTCAATCTAATGCCTGCGTTCTTAAAAACATTTTGCCATGATTGTGGAAACAAAAAAGACCCAAGATCCCAGCGGTGTAAAGCTTGTTACACAAAAATTCAAACCATATCAGATTCTCATAAACTAAAATTAAAAGAAGCTCTTAGAGCATATTGCAAGAGCGACAGCTATGTTCATTCACAATTAGGCAAGAAACAAAGCGAAGAAACAATTCGTAAAAGACTTGAAAGCAGAGGCATGAATTATTCAGAAGGTCCTTCATGGACAAAAGGAACAAGAGGGCAAATGAATGCTTGGGCTAGAGCAGTAAAGAAAAGAGACAAGCATTGCGTTTATTGTGGTTCTAAAGAAAAGCTTCATGCTCACCATATTTTAAGTAAACACAAACATCCTGATTGGTCATTATTTATTGACAATGGAATAACGCTTTGTCATCAATGCCATTGGGCAGAACATCGTACTAATGGATATTTATAGGAGGTCCCTTGCCTATCTACGGGTGGAAGTGCGTTAGTTGCGGAATAGAAGTAGACCGTCTAATGTCTTATGACAAGATGAAATCTGTTGAAATGATTTGTAAATCTTGCAACCTTGAAATGAGAAGAACAATCTCAGCGCCTGCTAAAACAGCAAGTGGTTGGGGAGATCAAGGCGTTGTTACAGGAATTTACAACAAAGGTCTTGGCTGCTTTGTAAAGTCTGATAGAGAAGCAGACGAGATTGCAAAGAAAAGAGGACTAATCAGATTTCAGGAAGCTTTCAACGGAAGTTCTTATGAAAGGGTTATGGATGAAAATGTCGATTCTCAATGCAACATTAGCCTTCAACACAATCGAGATGCTGTTCAAGTTCAAGATAAAGTGAAGGCAGGCGCAGGAATGGGCGAGGCTTTTGCAGAAGTGTTCTCAGTTGATCGAATGAAAGCAGATGGTCTGCTAGCTAGAGATATTGAAGGCTAAAAAGGAGAAAATATGGAAATGAAAGATATGTTTGCAAAAGAAGCAGGTAGCCCAATGGGCGGTGAAAGCGGAATGTCAGCAGCAAAAGAGCTAGATATGGAAACTGAAGGTGCTATGATCAGCGCTTCGCCAGTTGTTACAGTGAAAGCGCGAACAATTGACGCTCTTCAGAAAGCTATTAATTCAGCAATGACAGTTTTTGGTGCACCGCCAATCAAAGTAGAAGTTGTTGAATTAAAAGGCGAAACACTTCCTGTTGAAATTATGAAAGCTCTTCAAATGGTAAATGCTGCTCATAATGATTTCATGGGTGAAGATGCTGTTGATATTGCTGCATTTGAAACTGATGGAGGAGCTCTTATTCAAATTGCAAAACTTGGCAAAGTAATGGGAGACAAAGCGTTCATCAAATTTCTAAAGACACCAGAGACACGTGCAACTGAAGCACTTGAAGAAGTTACTGAAGAGCCAGAGGCAGAAGAAATGTCTGAAGATGACATGATGATGAGAATGTGATGAGAGAAGCTGCAAGAATCAAGCTGCCTTGGATTAGAATCGGCTCGCTAATTGGAAAGTTAGTAGTCTCTGCAAAAGGCGGACTTACAACACAAGAGGCTGAGGAGCTGCTGTCTGACCTGGGCGATATTATCTCCAAAATCTCAGTACAACTACCATAGTCCTCCCTCTATCCCCGCTATCTTTACCTAATAAGAAAAAAGCTCTGTGGTTTACTACAATATCCTCAGAGCCATCCGCCTAAGTAAGTAAATAGAATCCTCATTAACAAATCTCAGAAGTGACTGAGACACATCAGATAAACCAGAAGGAAGTAGAAATGTTAGACGATACAACTGAGACTGGCGAAGCCACTACCTCAGAAGAGACAGTAACCGGAACCCCAAGCTACAAGTTTGGAGATAGAATCAATGATGCAATGGAACGAGCCCGTGCTGGTGCTCCTCCTAAAACACCAGAATCTATGTCAATTGAAGATCTTCAAGGCGCTCAATTGCCTGAAGGTGAGCACAAAGGAATTGATTACAACAGGGTTCTAAAAGAATTACCTGATGATGCTCAAAAGCTTCTTGCGAATATGAGGTCTTCATTTACAAAGAAAACACAAGAGCTTGCTGAAGAGCGTCGCCAAATGCATGCTCAAATGGAAGCACTTACAAAAAGCGGATTTACACAAAAATTATCTGAGGTTGCTGATAGAAACACAGAGCTTGACCCATATGATCCTCAGTCTTTCAATGCAAAAATCCAAGAGGAAGTTGCAAGGAGAATGAGAGAAATGGTTCAGCCACTTGAAGAGCAGTATCAGCTTGACCAAATCAAACTTCGCTATGATAGATTTAAGTCAGAGAATCCAGATCTACTTCAGCCTGAAATTAAAAATGGCGTAAAGAAATTGCTTGATGAAAATCCAGCTCTTGACTTGCCAACAGCATACAAGCTTGTAAAGGCTGATAGAATTATCAAAGAACGAGATCAGCAAGCAGAAGAGCTTGGCGCCCTTAGAGACGCTGCTCGTCAGTTCGGACTAAAAACTTCCAATGGAAGAAACACAGGAAATTTGAAACCACCTCCAGGACTTAAGGCACATGAACTTTATACTTGGCTTTCCAAACAGAAAGCTGCAAAGTAGTGCCTAAATAATTTTAACGGCCCGCTCAGGATAACCGTTGAGAAACCAAGCCCCCGGTTGTTCGGGACAAGCTTAAAGTGCAATCAATCAAGAAACAACACAGTGGTCACAAAGACCAAAGGAAATCAAAATGCCAATCTCAAATGATATCCTGAGCTCTACCCTCAGGATTCTCCTCGACCAGGAATCAGACAACTTGTTCAAAGCAGTTCCACTTCTTGACCAGATCAAGAAAATGGGCGGTGTAGAATACTTTGACGGCGGCCAGCGTGTCGACGTTCCTCTAATCCTCGCTGAGCACAGCACCATTACCCAGCTTTCAACCGGCTACGAGCCAGTTAACCTCGCTGTTCAGGATGCTCTTCGCAATGCTTCTTACAACTGGTGTGACTTCGTTGCTCCAATTGTAATCAACAAGAAAGAGGAGCTCTCAAACCGTGGTGAGCGTGCAATCGTTTCAATCGCCGAAGCCCGTATGAAGTCAGTTATGGGTCTTCTAAAGCGTGAATTTGAAAAGCAAACAATCGCAGGTACATCAACGATTCTATCAGACCTCAACACCCTAAACGGTGCAGTTGCTGGTGGGTTCTTCGAATGTGCAGCTTTCGGTGCACAGACAAACACCGTTGGTGGAATTTCTAAAGCAGCTTTCCCAGCTGACTATCAGAACCAATTCCTTAGCGCTACTGCAGGCGGTCTCGCTTTCAGCACCGATGGTGTTGGTCAGCTAACCGATCTTTACATTCAGGCTCAGCTCAGAAACCCTGACGGTGGAGCTCCTAACCTCATCCTCTGCTCACCAATCATGTATCGCGCATACAAGCAGCTCCTCTTCGCTAACGAGCGATTCATCGACGAGAAGACCCTTGACGGTGGTAAGCTTGCACTAGCATTCCATGGTGCTATGATGTACGTTGATCCTAACTTGCCAGTTGCTGGTAGCGGCGTTGGTAACACTGTTTCAGCTTACCTTCTTGACACCAAGCACACCAAGCTTGCAATGGATAGTGGTGCTGATTTCACCATGACTGACTTCGAGCACGTAAGTGGTTACGCAGCTCGTTCTGCAAACGTCTTCGTTAGAGCACAGCTCTACCTTGACCACCTTGCAAGCCAGGCAGTTCTCGCTAACGCTGAAACTTGATTCTTAACCCAAAATAAAAGGAGAAAAATAAAATGGCTACTTCTACACTTATTCAGTACCTTGATGCTACTGATGCTGTTACTGGCGCAGATCTGGGCACTGGTCCCTCTGCTAAAAGCCAGCTTGAAACATTTAGAGCCGGCGCTGTTGCAGTTGCTGAAGGCAAGCTAGTTTCACTAGACCTTTCACAAACTGGCGATGGTGCCAAGCTTCTAACAGTCGTTCCTGCAGACCTTTCAGGCGCTGCTACACTGGGCACTATTGGTGTTGCAACATCCTCAGCTGCTGCTGGTGGACTAGTAACAGTAATGCTTCGCGGTATTACCCTTGTTGCTGCTGATGCAGGTATCGCCGCTGGTGATGCTCTATCAGTTTCAGCCACTGGTGCTGGTGCAACTGCAGGTTTTGTTGCTAAGCGCGCTGCTGCAGACCTTTATCCTGTTGTTGGTGTTGCTCTTGAAGCAACCGGCGCTACAAAGGCTGGTCAGGTCAAGGCAGTTATCTACAAGGTCTGGTAATCTAATCTAAACCACGGAGGTGGGGCTCCCTGAGAGAAACCCTCTCAGGGAGCCTGTAATATAGATTGTTCATAAACTTCATG